TTCGACCCAGTACTTATCAGTTTAATTCGTCGTTCAATGCCTAACTTGGTGGCATACGATTTAGCTGGTGTACAACCAATGAATGGTCCTACTGGACTTATCTTCGCAATGAGATCCAGATTCAACAACCAGTCTGGTACAGAAGCACTATTCAACGAAGCAGATTCAGCATTTTCAGGTCAGAACGAAGGATTCGACCTTACATCTGGATTCACTGCTACTGGTGCATCTAACGTTGGTTTGGGTACAACTGCACAAAGTGGTTCTAATCCAGGACTTCTTAATGCAACTGCTGCACAAACAAATGCTACTGACTACAACGTTGGTCAGGGTATGCGTACAGACGACGCTGAAGATCTAGGTACTTCTGGTGATAACTTCAACCAGATGGCATTCTCAATCGAGAAAGTAACCGTTACAGCGAAGTCCAGAGCATTAAAGGCAGAGTACAGTCTAGAATTAGCTCAAGACCTCAAAGCAATCCACGGATTGAATGCAGAGGCTGAGTTAGCAAACATTCTATCAACTGAGATTCTTGCTGAAATCAACAGAGAAGTTATCAGAACAATCTATAACGTTGCTGAACCAGGTGCTCAAGCAAACGTTGCTTCTGGTGGAACATTCGACTTAGACACAGACTCCAACGGAAGATGGAGTGTTGAGAAGTTTAAGGGTCTTATCTTCCAGATGGAAAGAGATGCTAACGCTATCGCACAAAGAACTCGTCGTGGAAAGGGCAACATGATCCTTTGCTCCGCAGACGTTGCTTCTGCACTAACAATGGCTGGTGTACTTGATTACACACCTGCTTTAAATGCTAACCTTAATGTAGATGACACAGGCAATACATTTGCTGGTGTGTTACAAGGTAAGTATAGAGTGTACATTGACCCATTTGCTGCTAACGTAGCTGCAACTCAGTACTATGTAATGGGTTACAAAGGTTCTTCACCTTATGACGCTGGATTATTCTACTGCCCATACGTTCCTCTACAGATGGTTCGTGCGGTTGGTCAGGATACATTCCAACCAAAAATTGGATTCAAGACCAGATATGGTATGGTTGAGAACCCATTCTCACAAGGTACAACTCAGGGACTTGGAACACTCACACGTAACACAAACCGTTACTACAGAAGAGTTAAGGTTGCTAACCTTATGTAATATAAATATCTCGTTCGAGATATACCAGAGACCCGAAAGGGTCTCTTTTTTTGTCTAAATATTCTTATGATATTAGAACTAACACCTAACACACATCCAATATTACACAAAAAGGTTAAACCTTGTAGTGTTACATTAGACCGTCATTTTGTTGCAAAAACTTTAATCCAAAATATGCATCATTATGAAGGGATAGGACTTGCTGCCAATCAAATAGGTATGGATGTTAGGGCATTTGCAATGGTCAGAGATTTGGAGAATAATGAAGTTATAGTATGCTTCAATCCAAAGATAGTTAAAAAATATGATGAACTTGTTAGTTTTGAAGAGGGATGTTTATCTTTTCCAGATGAGTTTATAAATGTTGACAGACCAGATAAGATTGTTGTTAAATATGAAGATGAGAATAAAAAGGAACATAAAATAAAGTTAAGTGGGATGGCATCTAGAGTTTTTCAACATGAGTTTGACCACTTAGAAGGAATTGACTTTACCGAAAGATAATGCTATAATATTTTTATTATGGCTAATACTGCTTGTTGGTATCTAACTGAGTTACCAGAAAATATTATAAAAACTATTATCAAAGAAGTTGATAATATTAACGATAGTCATTTTCAAGACTCTTTGGTAAATAAAAAATCAGGAATTTTAGAACCAGATATAAGAAAAAGTAAAAATTGTTGGATTTCAACTTCAAATTGGATTGGTGGATTTTTATGGAGTTATATAATGAGAGCGAATCGAGAAAATTTTTTATACAATATTTCCCATATTCAAAATAATGAAATTCAATGCACCGAATATAAACAAGGTGATTACTATAATTGGCATACTGACCAAGATATAAGAAGTATATTTTCTGTAGATCAAGAAGTAAGAAAATTAAGTTTTTCTCTTCAATTATCAAATGAAGATGATTATACTGGTGGTGATTTGCAATTTACTGATGTTGATAAAAAGAAATTTACTGCTCCAAAAAATAGAGGATGTATGATCGTATTTGATTCAAGGACTATACACAGAGTTACTAATATTGAGTCTGGAGTTAGAAAAAGTTTAGTAGGGTGGGTGTTAGGTCCAAGATGGAAATGAATAGTGACATAAAGATATACGATAATTTTTTATCGAAAGAAGATTTTGAACCTTTACAGAATTTTATGTTAGGGGAAAATTGTCCTTGGTATTTTAATAGATTTACCACATATAGACCAGAGAAGGGTATTATAGCTGCTGAAGCAGCATTTATGGAAGGAAGTAAATTTACTCATACATTCTGGAGAGATATGGAAGGTCCAACATCCCCTCATTATAATAAATTATTACCACTACTTGAAAAATGTGGAGCTAAACATATAGTAAAAATTAAGGCAAATTTATTACTAAAAACACCTCAAGTGATTCCTCATATATTTCATGTAGACACAGGTGTAGATTGTACAACAGTAGTTTATTATTTGAATACTTGTAATGGATTCACTCATTTTAAAAACGGTGATAAAATTGAAACAATAGAAAATCGTGCTGTCATATTCAATAGTCAAATTCCTCATGGAGGTTCAACTACTTCCGATTCAGATAATAGAGTGGTATTAAATATCAATATTCATACTAAGTCTTAATAAATAATCAAAAAGATAATGACGGGTTCACCATTTTCAAAACAAGTAGCAAATAGAAATTTTCTATCTGGGGTAGCATTCAAATTTAATTTGACTAAGTTTCCAAAGGTTGACTTTTTCTCAAATTCTGCTAGAATACCAGAGTTGAACCTCGAACTTACTCGTCAACCATCATACTTAAAAAATATTGATGTTCCAGGTGAACGACTTACTTACGGAGATTTTACACTTCGTTTCTTAGTTGACGAAAATATGGAGAACTACTTATCAGTTTACGAATGGTTAACTGGTTTAGGATTTCCAGAAACAACAAAAGAATTTGCAGAGATTATCAAAGATAAAGAAGGGCAAAGAGATCCCAAAGAAGCATTCTGTGATGGAACTCTAAGAATTCTGAATAGTAACTATCGAGAAGTAGCAAAAGTTAAATTTAATGATTTGTTTCCAACATCATTAACTTCATTGGACTTTGATGCAACCAATACTGACGTTCAATACTTTACAGCAGAGGCAACATTCAAGTATACTTTATATAAGATATCTAGCAGCACTACATGAATCTTGAACAAATTCAGGAGATGTGGGAGAAAGACTCCAAAATCGATCCTGATAATTTACATGATGAATCATTAAAAATACCTCAACTTCACTCCAAGTATTATACACTTTATAATACAATCACTCTACTACGTGAAAGAGCGAGGGAACAGTATAGCAAAGTTAGACTGGAAAGATATAATTATTATACTGGAAAAGCATCTGCAGAAGTATATGCAGAAGAACCATTTCCTTACAAGGTTCGTGAAAAAGATGCGATTCAAAGACATCTTGAAGCAGATGATAAAATGAATAAAGTTGATATGAAAATCAAATATTATGATATAATGCTCAAGTTTTTAGAAGAAATAATTAGAAATATATCTGGACGGACTTATCAAATTAAAAATGCAATTGAATGGAATAAGTTCCAAGCGGGGTATAACTAATGGAGTGCAAACCAGTTGGAGAAACAAAACAATGCAAAATGTGTAAGAAAATCTTACCCATTGATAATTTCAAACTTGTAAATAAAAAAATCAATAATTGTAATTACAGAAGAGGTAAATGTAATCCATGTGAAATAGAATATAACCATAGAAAAAAAGGAACTTGGGAAAGTTATCAAAAAGAAAAAGCATATGTAGAAGAACTTCATTCTCTTCAGAAAGAAGGAAATAGAAGATGTAGATATTGTGAGAAAATATTACCACTTGAAAAGTTTGCTCCAACTAAAAAGGGTCATCATGGGAGAAAGTCTTATTGTGGTCCTTGTGCTATGGAAAAATGGCAAAAAGCATATAGACAATTACCAGAAGTTCGTGCAAAAAAACGTGAATGTGATAGAAGATATAGATCAAAATCATCATCAAAGAAAAGAATAAATGAGCAACGTTATGAAAAATATCATAATGATCCTGCATATAAACTAAAACATCTTATGCGTGGTAGACTCAATAAGGTTTTAGATAGAAAAAAACAATCTAAAAGATTCACACAAGAATTGGGATGCACCTTTGATGAATTAGTTGTTCATTTAGAATCTCAGTTTTACGCTGATCCAAAAACAGGAGAGATGATGTCTTGGGATAATCATTCTATGGAGGGTTGGCATGTTGATCACATCAAACCTCTTCATGAATTTGACTTATATGATAATAAACAATTTAAAGAAGCTGCTCACTACACAAACTTACAACCATTATGGTGGTGGCAAAATCTTGAAAAAAATAGAGGCATAACATATAATAAATAAATTTTTAACTGTGAGGGTAGGAGTCGAACCTACAAGTCCCGCCAGGAACGCTAGTTAAACAGACTAGTGCGTTTACCAGTTTCGCCACCCCACATTGAGATCCCTAGTCAGGGATCGCATCCATTAAACGAGTAACACCAATACCTCCACCACTGCGAGGAAAGAAGTCAAACTCTAAGAACTCTTCTAATTCTTTCTCGACTCTTTCCTTACCAAATAATTTGTAAAGTAACTCAGCATATTCACCATTGGATATTGTATGGAAGGTATCACGCATTTGTTTTTTATCCGTGCTACGTTCTGCACTACCTATTGTTTCCATACCATTTAAGATTACATCAATCTTTCGACTTGTCCCATCTTCATTACGTGACATATTCCAGAAAGGAGAAGTCCATTCAGGAAAATCTGTTATCATACCCATTTGTATTTTGGCTTCATCATCATGGTCTAATTCTTTATGGTCAAAAATTCCTGCCCATTTATCATATGATTTAATATGATAATCTGGAAAATCAATACCCAAGTGTGCAACTAAATCTTTTTCCATTTCTTCTAGTTCTTTTACACCACCATGCATTTCAAATTCAAACATAGGGAATATTACCTCATGTCTACCTGCAACTGGATTTGGTTCTTGACGATATGAAGTAGATAAACAAAAGAAACCAGGTGCTTCAGGATTTTTAAGTAGTTCATACTCTAACCACATCTGTCCTGTTTGAGGTAATGGCCACACTTCACCATTATATTCATAAGTTGCTACTGTTTCTGGATCCTCACATGCAGCAAGAATACTCAATCTATTTTGAGTATGGACTTCTAAAAAACCTCTAGACAAAAAAAATGACCTCAAAAGGTCAAGTGTCTTGGTATATTTTTTAGGATCAATTAACTTTGTCATTAATTTTAAGCAAAACTAATTTATTTAGAATATAAATACTCAAGACGAGTCATAATTACTATGAAACCAACACCAAGAGAATCAAAACAGATACATGAAGATTATCAAAAAGTGGTAAAACATCTTGTTGATGAAAAGTATGCAGTAGATAGTGATTCAGCAGATAAGATTATTGCTGGAATGAGTCAAGAATGGTTTGATACAATTGTAGGATAATGAAAACATTTAAACAGTTTCAAGAGGAAACACAACAAATAGATGAGGCATTACCTCTACTAGGACTTATACCCGCAGCACTAAAACTTGGTGGTGCAGCATTAACCGCATACTCTGCAGGTTCAGCACTTAATAATTTAAGAAAAGGAAAGTTCAAACAAGCAGGAATGGATGCACTTGGAGCAATACCTGGTGGAAAAGTATTCAAAGCAGCAAAATTCTTAGGTGCAGGAAAGAACTTGGCAAGAACTGCATCAGCAGTTCAAAGTGCAAATAGATTTAATTTAACAGGATTGACACCAAATGCTTATGCAAAAGGATTTGATAAAGCATTTGATGTTGGAACAAAAGGAGCAGTAAAAGGTTTCACTGCAGCGAAAAACTTAGTAAAAGGTAAAAATGATAAAAAAGCAGATCAAGTAAAAATTGCTCAAGATACAAATACAAAAGATACAACACCAAAATTTGATCCTTCATTATATAAATCAACTTCTATTACAACTTCACTATCAAATAAAAAAGACAAACCAAAAGGTACTGCTAAAACTGCTATGGCATAATGAAAACATTTCAACAGTTCATGGAGGATCAATCTAAGAATCCTTTCATAGATCAAAAAACTGGAAGACAGCATGTTGGACCATTTGACTATGGACATAATCCACCAATTCATGGACTTAAAAGTAAACATAGATATCCAAATAATATATTAGATAGACCTGGTAAAGAAAGAGATCAATATTATCAAGAACCAGAGGTAATGAAATTTTTCAGAGATAATGATAATAAGATAAAATCAAGAACCGATGGACCTGGTGGTTTAAGTGATTGGACATACTATACTAATCCATTTGTGGTATCTAAAAAAGGAAAACTTCCAAGAGGATAGGTTTTAAAAACACAACTAAATAATTGATATTGATGATGTTATGTCACATTTGATTATATCAAAGAAGAATGAAGTGCATCTTCAGATTGAATCTGATACGCATGTTTATTATGAGTTAGCAGACTATTTCACCTTTGAAGTACCTGGTGCAAAGTTCATGCCAACTTATAAGAATAAGTATTGGGACGGAAAAATAAGGTTATTTAATATTCAGAACGGTCAGATATATGTTGGTCTTTTAGATAAGATTGTACAATTTTGTAAAGATCACGAATACACATACGATTTTCAACCAAGTAAATTTTATGGTTTACCATTTGAAGTAAACGATGGAATTAGTGAAGAGGGTGTAAAGGATTATATGAATGCTGTCAGTAAGTATAAACCTAGAGATTATCAAATTCAGGGAGTACACGACGCTTTAAAATACAATCGTAGGTTATTGATATCTCCAAC